ATGCTCAGCGATTTGCTGACGCTTCAGTGCATCATCCGAGAAGGATTCAACAGTGATACCCAAGTTGTTTGCACCGGGAATGTTGTTCCAAGCGAATGTCATACCAGCAGCAGGGGTCATCAGACCAGCACTTGAAGGTGTGTGACACAACAGAGCATGTTTACCACCGATAAAGGCATTGCTTTCAGCAGCACCCTCAACAGCAGTGTTATTGACAGCTTCCATGACGAAGAAGTTCTCTACTTCAAAGATTTCAGCCAACTTAGCGTCTGTGATCAACGCTGGGTTAGATACAGTGGAACCGCCATTCAAACGTGCCAGAATGTCTGGGTGATTGATGAGTTCGTCCCGTGTTACCTTACCAACAACCATAGTGTTTGGCTTGTAGCCGCCCGACTTGAGTTGCATTGCACGACGAGCATCAGTTACGTCAGTGATAGGTGTTGAGTTGGTGTAGTCGTTCCAGTAGACAGGAGTACCTGCACCAGAAGCTGCACCAGCGACCTCAGTACCCCAAACTCCAGTGCTGAAGAATGTTGTAGCAAAGTTCTCTTCGCGGTGGATCATCAGGCGCATTGCCAGAGTTTCAGCACCAGCAGAACGGATGTTCAGTACTTCGTCTTCGTTAGCGATGGTCTGCTCATCGAAGTCCATTCCAAGTCCGTATACATCAGCGAAGTAGCTGCTGTTGGAAATGGTCATGCCGATACGGTTAACCTCAGTACGTGGCGCAAGTTTCTTTACGTCACCAGTGCGGTTCATGTTGGCACGGTCATAGATGTAGTACTTGTCAGACTGACGAGCAACACCTACTGTTGGGAATACCTTGTCAGCGACAAAGTTGGTTTGTGATTGTGCATACGCCAGTGTCAAGTTAGACAGAGGGGTGTCGATATGCACCTGTGATGGAGTCAATAGTGGCATAATAGTTATTCCTTATTCTATGCTAACTTAAGCAGCAGCGTTGCCGCCTTGGATGAGTTCGATAGCAATGATCTGGCTAGTAACACCAGCTTCAGTTGCATAACCCATAACGATGTCGGTAGAAGCAGCGTCTACACACAGACCAGCGGCATCAGATGCGACAGCACCACCAGCGGTAACAGTACCACCAGCTTTTACCATAGTCTTACCTGTGACAACTACAGTTGCAGCGTTATCTTCCAGTGCGCCTACGAGGCATACACCAAAGGCACTTTCACCGTCACCAGCCAGAACAGCTTCAGCAGCAGAGTCTAGTTTGACGAATTTGAATTGAGCAGCAGAAAGGTCTGCCCCTGCGATTACAGTACGGGTGTCCCGTGATTGCATAACAGCCATGTTTATTCCCCTTTATAGGATTTAGTGATTAGAGCCTTGCCTTCATCGGTCTTAGCTACAGCAGCATAAGCCAAAGCATGTTCGCTCTTTTTCATTTTGTTGGTGTCCATGTAGGACTTTACGAGTGCGTCAAGTTTGTCAGCGGCAGTCGAAAACTCACCGTCAGCATCAGATTTACCCAGTTCAGTCATGCTTTCGTCAAATACCTTATCGGCAGCTTTGAGTGCTTGCATTACTGTTTCTTCAGCTTCAAACTTGCTAACCAATGCTTTGGCTACTTCAAGGTCGAAGTGTGGAAGTTCTGCTTCTGCTTTCTTAACCAAGATAGCGTCTGCTTTAGCAACTTCTGCTTCTTCCAGTGCCTTAAGAATAGGCGCAGGGATGTCAGCTTTGTTGATTTGTTCGTCACCGTAAGTCACAAACTCAGGCTCAACCATTTTCTCAATAGCGTCTGCCTTAACGATGTAACCAGCTTCTTCTAGGGCTTTGCTAAGACGTTCAGCCTCTGCTTTAACTAGGTCTAGTTCCGCTTTAATGGTGTCTACCTCATCCAATGGACCTTGGTATTCTTTTTTCATGTCCATGTTATACATTTTCATGGCTTCATCCTCGGACATACCTTTGTCCATATAAGGCTTCAGCTTTGCTTTCATGTCATCAGACATTTTTTCTACTTCGTTCTCCATAGTTTCTCCCTCGGAGTTGTCCCGCTTATATAGAGAGACCATTGCTTGTGCGTTAGCTGGACGATCAACCAAGGACAGTTCCTCTAACTCAAGCTGTTTAAGTAAATTAGGCATCATAAGATTCCTTGGTTGCACGACCACCTATTGAGAAGGCCGCAAGTTCACCAGATTTGACCCTAGCCCAAACGTCATCATTGTAGACTTTAAACGCTACAATCCAACCTTCTCGGTCACTCTGGATGCCAAGGGATTCACCAATCTCTTTAGTGATAGGCATTGAGTGGATAACCGCCCCAATCTGATCCCCTTTGTGCATTTCTTTACCGACACGTATATGTTCCATGAAGTTGTTCACGGCTTTAACAAGTGTGTCTGGTTCAATAATATCTCCTTGGCGATCAATAACAGGTTCGCCTTTTTCGGTAACGACTGATGCCCAACCATAAACGAGACGCTGTTCTTCGTCGGCTTTGAGTATCTGTCCTTCAATGTTTGTTTTTGTAAGTTCTGACACCGAGGTTCCTCCCTCCCACATTCTACAGGACCAGTATCCTGCCGTTGTTTTGTCCTTCTTTGTGTCGCACGAATGTCTTGAACGGAAGTTGGCCCTAGCTTTCGGGTCATCCCTCCGTATCTCCATGTTGGGGTCTCCGAAAGCCACACGCTTGATCTTTCCTCCGCTTTGTACGAACACTTCAAACTTCTTATTGCCGCCTTTAATACGACGAGGTTTGTTTAAGGTGACTTTCTCGCCTTGATACTCAGCCTTAGCGAAGTCTTCCTTCATAATCTCTTGTATAACTACTCTGAGAGCCTCTAAGCGGTCCTGTGAGGGTGCCTCTTCAGTTTCCTTGTCGTAGTATGCCATATAAGCCTCATGGCTCTCACCGGGCATATAATGGGCCTGTCCTTGTGCATCAGGGTGAGCATGTGTGCTACCGTTCATGCCTAAGTCCATACTTCTTACTCTGGCTTCAGCCTCAGTGGAAAATACATCGTTAGCTAACTGGCCTTTGTTAATGTTCATTATACATTCCCTGTTGGGTCATTCTTGATAAGTACACCTTGAAAGGAAGCACCTACAGCATTGTTACTTGTGTTAGATACGGCCCTACACTCCATATCAGTCTTCTCTTCAAACCTCTGTGGGTACTCAAACTTTGCTATGAGTTGTGAACTCTGTAGGACGTTAATAAAGCGACTACGAAACACATTGCTGCCAAAGTCTCTTGATACAAAGTTAACAGTTACAAACTTGTTTGCCTGAGACAAAGCAGCGGTAAAGTTAATGTCATCAAGATACAGGGTGTAACCAGCAGGTACAGTGTAGGCTGCTATGTGTGTTTGATTGCCTAGACCTAAGTTAGCGTAAACTACAGAGCCATCTACATTCTGTACGTGTATTGTTCCAGCAGAAGTACCACCTGATCCAGCTAAGGTAACAAAGGCTCTGTTTACTCTAATCCAAGTGCCAGCTACAGCAACAGGGCTAGTGCCATTTAGTTCTACCTCTACAGACTGTTCATTGTAGTTAGCGTCTAAGCCCTCAACCCTTACCTTATTAGAACCTGTGTTTCCATTAGCATCAGCAGCAGCATCACTAACTACATAAGCTGTAAAGGAAGCATCAGGCCAAGGGTAGTTACCACCTTGCGCCCATATAGTCTCTTCTGTCCCATTTATGTCAGGATTAAACCCGAACTTGAACAAGGTCTTGTATCCAGTAGACTCACCCTTAGCTATAGCAAGTTCGTTATGCTCATAAAGGTGCCTAGTCCAAGTTGGCATTATACAGACCTACAGCGGAGTATGACACTGCGTTGAAGTATTGTGCCTTGGCTTGTGGTAACAGTGCAGACAAATGTGTAGTCTACTCTATCTGTACCACCAGCAATGAAGATAACTGCTACCTTACCAACAGTAGACTGGGATATATTCTGTATGCCATCTATGTGAACACCACCAGAACCAAAAGTCATAGTGTTACCAGCGGCTAGAGGAACTTCTGTAGCATACCTAGTTGACCGTACAGACCAAGCCACATTAGTGATGGTAAGGGTGCCAAGTGCAGCAGTCCAATCAACACTGTAGTCCAACAGTTCATCAGGGTCTTTATTGGGCCAAACTAAACTCATCTTTATTTCCTAATGTCTATGCAGCAAGTCTTCTAGCACCTGCTATTGGGAACACTTCCCTACTCGCAAGAGCCTCTGGTATTACGTTCCTAGCTATTTCAAAGTTCTGCGCTAATGTTTCAAAGTCTACAACTATACCATCTACAGAGACGTTACCGAGTGAGTTAGTTAAGTCAAACCCTGTAAGTGGTACTACCCTAGTGGTAATCAGACTTACAGTAGGGGCAGCGCCAACCTCTGTTGTTAACTCTTGTCCACTAATTTCTACGTCAGCTACACTTAAAGCTACTACGTTTCCTAGCTGTGCTTCCATTTCCCAAGGATACAACAAAGCACTTGGGTTTCTTGAAGTCTGTACAGGGGCAAGTTCTCCTGTAGCTTCTACACCTGACACTTGTACTAGGTGGTTTACACTATCAGTTGCGATAGGCATACCTTGGAAGTTAGTTAACTCTTGTGTGGCTTCTGAGCCTGATATAACCTGTATAACAGATTCATTGTCTAACTCTTCAAGTTCTAGGGTGTGTTCATAGCCAGCTACGACTTGTAAAGGAGACCTGTTAGCTAAACCCTCTGACTCTAATATACCTTCTGCACCAGTAGTTGTTGCAACGGCAGGGTCATTAATGGGAGCCTTAGTCTCGCCAGTAACTTCAACACCAACTATGGTCCTAGAAACAGAGGTGTTACCTAAGTTACCAACAAAAGTAGACGGACCAAAACCAGATATGCCTTGTACTACAGGGGTGTTACCTAGGTCATCAGTCTCGACTGTATTTTCAAAACCTGTAGAGATAGTTGTAATAACAGGGTCGTTATCTAATCCTTCAAGTTCTAGTGTTCTCTCAAAACTGTCTGTAATCTCAGTAATTACAGGGACATGCGGCATCCGAGTAATTTCTAGGGTAGCATCTACACCACTTACGTCAACAAAGGCATGTACAACGACAGATAAGGTTCCGTTTTCTGCACTTACGTCAAAGCCTGTTATGCCTTGGTTCATGTCAACAGAGGCTACAACAGACCCTATTTCACTTGTAGTTTCTACGCCACCTACAGAGGCTACTTTAGCTACACCTACAGCACTAACTTCTGTGGTTAGTTCCCCAGCAGAGGTCACAGAGGCTACATAGTTAAAGCCTGTAAGGGGCAGCGTACCTAACTCTGCTGTGTGTTCTGGTAGGACGTAAAGACTAAAGTAAGACCCGATAATAAAGGTTACAGGCTTAATATCGTCTTCTGCTGTAAGGTCGAAACCTGTTAGAGACACAGAAGCTGGTTGACGTGCTATAGGTTGGTCAGTGACTTCACCTGTAGCCTCTACACCAGTAATCTCTTGGACAGGTTGTTGTACAGCTGTAAAGCCTAGAACACCCGCCTGACTATTACCTTGTACACCAGAAATGGGTGCAAGAATAACAGGTGTAGGGGCACCTCCTGCACTACCTAGTGGGGATGAACTAAGGGGGGAAAAGCCTAGCATAAATTAATTACTAACACTGTACTGGAAAACCGTATCATTACCGAACCCGATCAGAAACATTTTACGACCGTTATCGCCAAATGCTAGGCCTGACGGGGATGATTCCTGTGATGCGACACTAAAACTGACATTGTCGTAGGACACGTTACCTGCCGCCATACTAAAGCCGCTCGTCAAACTGTACTGATAGACTGTCGAACCGGTGCCAACAATAAACATTTTAGTACCGTCAAAATTAAACGATATGTCTGTTGGAACAGTTTCCTGCGATGCAACACTAAAACTATTATTACTGTAGGACACGTTACCAAATGCTAAACTAAAGCCATTTGTCAGATCGTACTCAAAGACGGTATCGGTATTCAATCCAACAATAAACATTTTAGTACCGTCAGAGTTGAAGGCCATACTTCTGGTGTCAGTTTCCTGCGATGCAACACTAAAGCTATTATTGCTGTAGGACACGTTGCCAAATGCTAAACTAAAGCCATTTGTCAGATCGTACTCAAACACGGTATCGGCACTCGTCCCAACAATGAACATTTTAGTACCGTCAGAGTTGAACGCTATACTTGTGGGACCATCCTCTTGTGATGTAACACTAAAGCTATTATTGCTGTAGGACACGTTACCAGATGCTAAACTAAAGCCATTTGTCAAATCGAACTCAAAGACGGTATCGGCATTCGTCCCAACAATGAACATTTTAGTACCGTCAGAGTTGAACGCTATACTTGTTGCGTTGGTCTCCTGTGATGCGACACTAAAGCTAAGATTATCGTATGCCGCATTGTTCATAAATGGGCCAAAATTTAAAATTACATTCGTGATTGCTGTCGCAGTTTTTACGCCGTCAGAGGCTTTCATTCTAAAGTAAAACGTGCCTGTATTACTCTGTGTGCTGGACCCGACTAGGCTCGCCGTACCACCGTTAAAGGTTGGTGCGGATACAAGTTGGGGTGGCAACGAGTCAGCATCGTATACGGAAGTGCCAAAATAGCCATCCCAGCTATATCGAACCGGAAATTCGTCGTATGCCACACCCGCAAGCGTGACGGCAGTTGAGCCATCGTTTGCAAGGTTAAGAGCGTTTGGCGGTTTTGTTGTCCATATTGGCGCTGCGTTTCCGCTAAAATCTTCAGCGGTAAGAGTCACAAATATTACAGCGTCTGCACTACAGGTTAATGCTGCATCACTATTACTACTTTCTGTAACTGTACGAACAAGAGTGGTGCCAGAGGCAGTGTAAACCCCTGTACCAATCTCCCAATCATCCCCATCTTCTATGGTATAGCGTACAACATTTGTGTCTAACACCCCTGCATCTGCAAAGGTTTGATACCCGTCAACGGCAGTGCCAAGGGTTATATCCCCCGCACCACCACTGGCTACTGTCATTTTGGCTCTGTTGACTAGCTTTACCATAATACGTTAGTTCCTAAGAGTTTAAGCGATACGAAGGATAGCGTTGGTTGCGTCTGGTGTGGGGAATTGAACTGTAAAGTCACCAGCAGTAGCACTAACAGTACCACCAAAGTCGAAGGTAGCAATTACGTTGTTTAGGGACCCGCCGTTACCTGCTGAACCACCCATAGTATCGTTGTACAGAATACAACCAATAGCAGCGACAGTGACACTCTGAAACACAACGTCATCAAAGTCTACAATAGCCTTAGTACCCGAAATTAGTGGGTAGACTACAGAGCTGCCACCAGAGTCTGTAGTAGCTAAGACAGCCTCTGGTGCGCCTGAGAATGAGTTGTATATGCCATCATAACCTGTACCCGTAACTTCTTCATCTGCGTTCCCAGAGACTGCACCAGCAGCCTGACCTGCATACTGAGTTCCGCCTGTGAGGTAGGACACCATACCTACATCGGAGTCATAATCACGAGTTGCGCCAACTTTAATCAGCTTCACTCTAAAAGTGTCATTATCAAAGTCATGGGTACCCTTAAGGAGTTCCTGCTTGAAGTATTTGCTTAATGCTGTTGTAATAGCCATTATGTATTTTCCTTGTTGTCTTCTTCTGCCTCATAGGACAGGTCAGTTTCAGTTGCGACCTCTGTAATAGGGTCATAGTTCAGTTCAGCTATATCCATAAGGTCTTGTATAACCTCTGGATGATCACTGACGTTAATGTCTGCACCGTTAAGGTTACGAAGGAATGCTGCAATCTCACGTAGGTCGTGTGGGGCAACATCACCAGCCTTGATACAGGGCATGAGGTCGTAGTTAAGTCCGTTAAGCTGCCATAGGCGTTCTACCAGTTGCTTGTTCAACACATCAACAATAGCTTGGATGTAGCTTTCTAATGCACGTAGAAACAAATCAGTCTTAGACTTGGAGAGTGCATATGATCCGTTGTTACCCCCACCGAGCATAAGAAACTCAGAAAGTACAGAACGGGCAATGTCATGTTGGTAACGCCTAACAATGGGGTCAATATCTACATTACGATTGCCATTGCTACTCATTAGTTCAATGTCTACAAGTCTAATGTTTGTAGGTGAACCATCCTTATCAGGGTAAGTATCACTAGGTGTTATAATATAACCTTGTTCATTAAACTTAACGTCACGAAGGATTTGTTGTAGGTTGCCTACGAAGCCACTCTGAGCCGCACTTGCTTCAGACGACAAATACTCAGAAGGAATACGAGCAACAGGGATACCAGCTAGTTCACGCTCAACAGCTATAGCCTCTATGCTCTGTAAGTTATTTAGATAGACATACGAGGAATAAGCATTGCGGAGGATAGAGCGGCCACTAGGATCACCATTAAGAACAGTAGTACGATAGTAAAGGCTCTTAGTAGTGGGAATATAATGCTTTCCTGATCCATAACCTACGTCCTGATAGATGCCTAAGACATCACCGCTTTTATCTTCTACATCAAACCTAGAGACTGTCCAAGGCGCACGACAAGCAATCTTACGTACACCCAAGCGTCCATCAGTGTACTTACTGTTTTTCTTAGGCGATCTCTGAGTAGGGCCAACTCTCCGCTTATAAATAACTTCAAACCACGCAAAACCATACGACAACGACGATAAAGATTCTGCAATGTGATCGTCAAGACTGTGATCCATATCGTCAAAGATACTTTCCACAAAGTCAGCTTCACGTTTAGCTTCCTCAGTATCATTGGCGGGTTCCACTTTAAGTTTGACATCTCTAAGTACTTGTTCAGCAGCATACATAACCGCACCAATAGTACTGTCATTATCCCGCATCTCCCGATACTTGCGAATAGCGTTCTTACCGCGTAGTTCAGGAATAAACTCATCTGCACGTATTTGTCCAGTACGAGTGTTATCACCAGCTACACCAAGAATACTCTTAGCTGCACCTTCTGATAGTTTCTTTGTAGCCATATTAAATTAGCCCTTTGGCACTAGAGTACGCTAGTTTAAGTTGTGGCTTTGCGTAACCATTAAGACTTAGATCAGTGATAGCCCATACTAGAGCATCTAACCTGTCAGGAGACCCAATAGAACCTAGAGGTTCCCACTGTACCATCTGATCCTCTAAGTCGTTCAATCCTCTTACATGCTTAACTCTGTTTTGTTCATATAATGCTGAAACTGGTTCTGCCCTAGCCATCTTACCCCTTGAGGCATGTACTAACCTTACAGGCAGTGTTTCATCTTCTGTATGCAGCGTATGTCTTACCATATCACCACCTTGGTTTCTCTCAGCTACAATCCTGTCAGCTAGATGCTCATGGTAGAGTTCTACAGCCTTAGATGCCCACTGTTGAGGTGTATAACGACCAGTATGATCCTCTAACACATAAGCTGTACCATTTACGTCTACACCAGCTACAACAATACCTGTCATGTCACTTTCTGCATTAGAGGTAATGGCCGGGTCAATAGCGACAACAATACGATTAAGTGTAGGAACCTGATCTTTCTCTATCTCACACTTAGCTAGTAACGACCTATTCCATAATGCACCAGATGCCTCATCAAGTACCTCAGCATATAGCTCCTGTCTACCTAACCTAGTTCCCTCGTAAGTCTTACGTACAGCATCTAAGAAGGTATCAGCTAAGTTAGCACTGTTATCGTATGTGCTTCCTGTTGTGACATGTGTCTTCTCATCGTCTAAGATGGTTCTCAGTAACTTAGTAGTCTTAGGTGTAGTTGTAATAAACGATACTGGGTGTTTACCTAATCGTAACCCAAACTGTGCCATGTCCCAAGTCTCTTGAGCGTTTCTCCATGCACAAAGTTCGTCTGCCCACATTGAGTATGCTTGTGGTCCACGAAGTCTCTCAGGGTCTTCAGCACTAAAGAATACAGCCTTAGAGCCATTAGCCCATGTCATTGTATTGTTAGTAGGAGACCAAGTAGGGAAGCCTAACTCTTTTCCTCTGTATGTCTTATCACCCTTATGACAGACATTCATTAGTCCAGAGTCACCTTCAACCATAACTCTACGAACATCACCTTTAGTTGGTGCAACACAGTGAACAATACGATCATTCTTCATAATCCTGTGTCGTACCCACTCAGCACCAGCCCTCGTCTTACCCCAACCACGACCAGCTAAAGCTACCCAGACATTCCACTTACCATCAGGTTCTAACTGATCAGGTCTAGCCCAGAACTTCCAATCGTACTTAAGTTCTTCAGCTTGCTCTGGGGATAGGGACGACAAAACATCAGCTACCTGATCTGAGGGTAACTTCCTTAAGTCTTCAGCCGTTATCCTCTGCATCGTCATCAAGGTTATTCTTTCCTAGTCGGGTCATAATCTCTTCTACAGCGGAGCGGTCTTCCTCTTCTTCACTACCAACTTCCCGTTCCTCAACAGTGTTAGTAGGAGACCAACCTCCCTTACTTCTTAAGTACAACTCAGCAGCCTTAAAGTCACCAGCTAACGCTTGCTCAACGACAACATTACCAATAGCTGATGTAGTATTGAACTTCACCTCCGCTATATCTCCACCATACAACTTATAAAAAGTAGATGTACTAGATGGTGCATGAGAGTACTTCTGGATAGATGCCATAATATCTTTAACTGACACACCACTACTGATGCCCTTACGGACATGCTTGCCTATAATAGCACTATATGGTAGTTTCTCTGCCATGAACTCTGAGCATCCTTCAGTTCCGTACATGTCCCTAATCCTTAAGAGACAACAAATAATATAATAACAACAGTAAGTATAACTCCCTCAATCATCGGCATGACCTCATCCTGTAATTCTAACTTGGCAGTGTTCGTCATGGTTGACTAAGGGAGAAAGACTTTAAAACAGAAGTATAGTTTGTACCTAGTACTCATGTAACTACTAATGTATAGCTGTTGTCTATAAACTATAATAGTAATAACCATAATAGTATAATACTATATAGTCTCTTTACTGTCGTAGTTACATCTGCTATACTTTAGTAGGTTGTCTACTACTATATAGCAACATTTTTTGGACTTATGCAACCCTTCCCCAGAAACTATTTTCTATGTCGTTGATAACTCACGAATCTTTTTTTATTTATTTTTATACACTGTGACATATTTATCACACTTGCTACTCTAGGGAGAGTACCTGCTCTATTCTAAGTTGTGTAAAGTAAATTTCTTATGTTATAGATATGGGTGTATAACCACGCCACTCAAATTTATACCCCAGAAAGTATAGGGTCCCATACCAAAGTATATATTGACACCCCCCGGATGATAAACGAATCATATACCAAAGTATAAAATGTGTTGCATAAATGTCACACTTGGTTAACTAATTGAATACATGGGTAAAATAATGCTTGCAAAAGTAATTTCTTGCGCTCGTCGGGCGAATCGGCATTTTTCCC